TACTGAAACAGATTCTAATGTTTTATCTGACTCTGTTTTAGAAAATATTATTTTAAATGCGCAATATAGAATTATGCGTGACGTTCCCATTGATGCAGATAGAAGACAACAATCTGGCAATTTAGTTCCAGGACAAGAGACTATTAACGCTCCAGGTGGATGTCTATTTATTAGAGGTATACAGGTCTATGATTCAAGCGCCGTGCTCACTGGATCAAATACCTGGCTAGAGAAAAAAGATGTAACTTATTTACAAGAGTATCAACCCATCACAGGCACAGCTGCAGCACAAGGTAAACCAAAATATTATGCCATGTTCGGTGGTGCAACGGGTGAGGCTGACACGAACTCAGGACGTATATTTTTAGCTCCCACACCTAACACAAATTATAAGTTTAGAGTGCATTATAATAAAATGCCTGATCTTTTAGAAAACAATGATACTAATTATATTAGCTTAAATTTCCCAAATGGCTTATTATACTGCTGTTTAGCAGAAGCATATGGCTTCTTAAAAGGGCCTATCGATATGTTGACTTTATACGAGCAAAAGTATAAAGAAGAAGTACAGAAGTTTGCTAATGAGCAAGTTGGAAGACGAAGAAGAGACGACTACACAGATGGTGCGGTCAGAATCCCGGTAACATCAGCAAACCCATAGGAGATAAAAAATGGCAATAACATCGGCAATTTGTACAAGTTTCAAAGTAGAACTATTAAAAGGTGTTCACAATTTTACAGCAACAACTGGTAACACTTTTAAAATTGCATTGTATGATAGTGATGCAACTCTTGGTGCATCAACGACTGCTTTTACAACGTCAGAGGAAATTACAAATACATCTGGAAGCGCGTACACTTCTGGTGGTGCAACATTAACAAGCGTGACTCCAGTGGCATCAAGTACAACTGCAATCTGTGATTTTTCAGACGTAAGTTTTTCATCAGCTTCTTTTACAGCTAACGGCGCATTAATTTACAATTCATCTGCAACTAACGCAGCTGTTTGTGCAATCGCTTTTGGTTCTGATAAAACAGCGACTAATGGAACTTTCACAATTCAATTTCCTACAGCAGACGCTACAAACGCAATCATAAGATTAGCATAGGAGGACCACTATGTCGGTTCAATCAGGATGGGGTCGATTCACCTGGGGCCAAGCGTATTGGAACCGTGATGCAGTCCTTGCAACTGGTTGGGGTGCAAAAGCATGGAACGATAGTGAGTGGGGAAATTTAGCTGACGAAACAGTTTCACTAACAGGTGTATCATCTACATCTTCATTAGGCACAATCAGTAATGTTATAGATTTATCTTTTGCTTTAACAGGAGTTTCATCTACATCTTCTGTTGGATCTATATCACCAGTAATACCAAAGACAGTAGAAGTTGGTGGTGTATCATTTCAATCAACTGTTGACTCAATTACAAATGTAATAAATGTATCTTTTGCTGTATCTGGATTATCCTCAACAGCAGCGATTGGTGTAATAGATCCTGCAGATCAAATAATGGGACTAACAGGATTATCATCTACTGTTGCTCAAGGAACAGCAGTCGCACCAAACGAGGATGTTTCTGTAACAGGACAAGCAATAACTTCAGCACAAGGAACTGCGATTTCATTTGTAGGAACAGCTGTCTTCCCATCAGGATTTACGGTGACAGGCAACATAGGTTCTGTCACAGTTCCAAACGATGCAGCTATTTTATCTGGATTAAATATAGAAACTACTTTGGGTTCTTTGGTTGGATTAGGTTCCTCTGTAGTTACTTTATCTAGTCAAGTTACAACTGGTTCAATAGGTAGTTTAGCACCTGCAGATGTCATGGGATTAACAGGTGTTTCTGCAACGAGTTCTGTGGGCACGATAGATCCTGCGGATCAAGTTATGGGATTAACTGGACAATCAGCTACAGTTAGTGTAGGAGCGGTAAATGTTAAAGCATACGCGAATATTGACACCGGTTCAAACACGTCGTATAGTGATATTTCAACGGGTTCGAATACATCATATTCGGATGTTGCAACTGGCTCAAATACAAGCTATAACGATGTAACAGGAGAAGCAGCTTAATATGGCATCAACATATACACCCTTGGGTATTGAACTTCAGGCAACTGGTGAAAATGCTGGAACATGGGGTACAAAGACAAATACAAATTTACAAATTATCGAGCAGATAGCTGGTGGATATACAGCGCAATCTATTGCAGGTGGTGCTCAAACAACTGCTTTATCAGTTTCTGATGGATCAACTGGAGCTGTTCTTGCTCACAGAGTTATCGAATTTACAGGTACAATTACAGGAAACCAAATCGTTACTATACCTTTAGATGTACAAACTTTTTATATTTTAAAAAATTCAACTTCTGGTTCCTACACAGTACAATTTAAATATACGTCTGGATCAGGAAATAGTGTTACTTTTAGTGCAACACAAAAATCTACAAAGATAGTTTTTGCAGATGCATCTGACGGAACGAATCCAAACATTTACGAAGTATCAACTGCAAGTGATGTGGTTGATGATACATCTCCACAATTAGGTGGTGATTTAGATACTAACTCTTTTAACATTCTTATTGATGATGATCATGGAATTAGAGACGAAAACGATAACGAACAAATAGTATTTCAAACAACGTCTTCAGCTGTAAACCAGTTAGAAGTTACAAACGCTGCGACAGGTGGCGATCCAAAAGTAGCTGCAGCAGGTGATGATTCAAACGTAGATTTAGCTTTAGCACCAAAAGGATCTGGTGAAATTGTAGTTGGTACAGGATCAGCAGCATCAACAATTACATCGAGTGGTGCATACGATTTAATTTTAGATACTAACTCTGGAACAAACTCTGGTACAATTACAATTACAGATGGTGCAGATGGAAATATTACTGCAACACCAAATGGAACAGGTCTTGTAGAAATTGGTGGTAATACTAACCCTGGAACTATCCAACTTAACTGTGAGTCCAACTCCCACGGTATCAAGCTGCAATCCCCGCCCCATTCGTCCGGTCAATCTTACACATTAAAGTTTCCTACAGGTAACGTAACAGCAGATAGATTTTTAAAAGTAGATTCAATTACAGGTTCAGGAGCAACAGCTGTTGGTCAATTATCATTTGGTGAGGTATCTGGTGGAACATCTTGGCAAGCTGTAAAAACTTCAGGATTTACTGCAGTGGCAGGTGAAGGATATTTTTGTGACACATCATCAGCAGCTTTCACAGCAACATTACCATCATCAGGAACAATAGGTGATGAAATAAGTTTTATAGATTATGCAGGTACGTTTGATACAAACAATTTAACTATTGGGAGAAACTCACACAACATACAGGGTTCTGCAGCAGATTTAACAGTGTCAACCGAGAGAGCAGGTTTTACATTGGTTTACGTAGACTCGACTCAAGGTTGGCTATTAAAGGATAAATAATAGCAATGTCTGAATATAAAGGTATAAAGGGGTTCCAAGTTCAAACCCGTACAGAAGATCCAACACCGTATGCACAAGCATTGGCAGATAATCCTTATGCAGGATCGTGGGGATCTGGTGGAAATTTAAACAATGCAAGAGAACAACTTACCGGAACAGGCATTCAAACGGCAGCGCTTGCCATCGGTGGATACGATGGAAGTAACAGAGGATATACAGAAAATTACAATGGAAGTTCTTGGACTGAAGTAGCAGATTTAAACTCAGTAAGAAGAAATTCAGGTTCGTCAGGAACTACAACAGCAGCTTTAGCATTTGGAGGTTTTACTACTCCCCCAAGTTCTAATGGACCTAGCGCACTTAACGAACAATGGGATGGTTCGTCTTGGACGGAGGTTGCAGATTTAAATACAGAAAGATATGGAATGGGATCTGTAGGAACTACTACAGCAAGTTTATCTTCTGGAGGACTAGACGCAACAGGACAAGTTGCAATTAATGAATCTTGGAATGGTTCAGCATGGACAGAAGTTGGAGATTTAAATACGGCAAGAGGTTTGTTAGGTAGTATGGGAACTTCTACAGCAGGACTAGTTGCAGGTGGTGGACCAGCGCCAGCTGTTAGTAATGCAGGAGTTACAGAATCTTGGGACGGATCAAGCTGGACAGAAGTCAACGATTTAAATCAAGGTGGAGATACTATAGGTAGTGCTGGAACTCAAACATCAGGTTTAGTATTTGGAGGAACTATTTTTCCTCCTAGTGGATTAACAGCAAGAACTGAATTTTGGGATGGTTCTAGTTGGACTGAAGTAAATGATTTAGCAGCAGTCAGACAATACGGTGCAAGAGCGGGTGCTAATAATACCTCTGCGTTATACGCAGGTGGTAATACACCAGGTGGTCGTGTAGCAACAACAGAGGAGTGGGCTTTTACAGGTTTAGATCCATCAACAACACCAGCAGCAGATTATGCTGACGCGATTACTGGAGACTTTTACTACAACTCTACAACAGGACAATTTAAAACTGTAAACACAGGCGGAGCGCCTATTGGAGCATTTTCATCTGGTGGAGATTTAAATACTTCAAGAAACTCAGCTTCATCAGCTGGCACACAAACAGCAATGATTGCCATGGGCGGTGAACCAGACAGAACAGATTCAGAGCAATACGATGGTTCTAGTTGGACATCAACACCATCTACAAATGATCCACATTATTCAGGAACAGGTTTTGGAACATACACGTCTGCTTTAATTGCAGGAGGTTTTAATTCTCCAACTACTAGCAATAATGTAGAATTGTGGG